CTAGAAAATGGCCGCAAGGGGCCCCTTTAGGGGATGCGAAGCCGGAGGGTTAGGGGGCACGGTCCCCTATAAGGGCGCAGCCCGCAACCCCAACCCGAAGGGGCGGGAGCTACACATCATCAACTATCTAGTGGTCTAGTCCTATATTACCTAGACCACTTTAGTTCCACCCATGTAGTGCCAACTACTAGTCTCTCATTTTATGAAATGCGGAGACGCACTAAGACTTATCGTAAGAAGCGTTCTCGCAAGTACAAGAAACCTTTTAAGAAGGTTGCTAAAAAGGTTCGTACATATGTTAAGCGTGAAATTGGTCGACAGCTTCCCAACAAAAAAGTGCAAAGGAAATTGGAAGAACAACAATTTACCAACTTAGTCGATGTCGCCTATGTTTACACATTGATGCCATCAATTCAACAAGGCGTCGGACAAGCAGACCGCAATGGCAACACCATTCGTCTGAAAAAAGCCATCCTTCGCATGTGTGTAACAGCTGACAATGGCTACCCAAACAATTTCTACTGTGATATGTTCATATTCACAATGAAATCAGGCATCACACCTCCAACTACTGGACAACTAGTTAGATTCTTGGAGGACGGCAATTCTGCCGTTGGCTACCAAGGTCGTGTACTAGACGGATTAAGACCACTCAACCGAGATTTATTCACCGTTAAATTTCGTAAACGCAAGGTAATGGGCTCACTAGTTGTTGCCGGTAACGGCCCCAACGGTGGCGACATGGCCAGGGCTACATTTACCATGCAAAAAGATATTACTTCATTGTTTGCTAAGCGTTGGACATACGAAGATAGTGCCAATGCTCCTACTAACTGTAATGTCTTCATTAGTATAGCCGGGACGGATATGGCGTTTCAAGCAGTGAGAATATTCGGAGAATTTACGTTCTGCGTAGATTTTGAATTCGAAGATGCTTAATTAATCGAAGAATACACTAAATGCACTCTCTAATTCGGCGTCCCATACATCATAGCTAGTTGAGGAAACTGAATCTGGTGATCTATTCTCCGGATCAGTTGATCCTTCATCTCCGTTCCTAACCACTCCAGATGTTGACACATCACTTCTGGCGAGTACGGGGATGTTACGAAGATCTTCTTCGCTGTGAATTCCACCATTCCACCTTTCGTTTCCACCGATAGGGGGTAACGGTCGAAGAGGTTCAGAATGAAATTGAAAGGCATCTCCTTGCATGGCCGGTAATCGTCTAAGATGACCGATTCCTGGCCAATATAACCACTCCACCACTTGTGAGTCGAACACTTCATATAAGCGTCTGGGCACTGGTCCCAAGCCCACCGGGACTTGCCTGAACCAGTCGGGCCCCATAGCCACCAGACCTCCGTCTTGAAAAATCGTCGGGGGCTTTTTGCATTTATCAGAAACTCCAGACCGTTTCTGAATTTGCACACCTGAGAAGGAAATTTCTCAATGAGTTCTTGCATAGTAGCTCCATTGGTAATCTCTTCGCACACAACATCGAGATCAGTCCTCTTACCTTGACCACTAGGTCTGACACCTCCTTCGAAGAAATCCCCATCCTTCGAACAATAAGTAATATTCTGTTGCCCAGTACCCTTGGCAATAAGAATAGCATAGCCAATCAAACCAATTGCCTGAATTCGAGTTTGAACTGCACTGATTCGTAATTTTGTATTATTTTGAAATTCAAGATATCCCTGAAGATGAGGAGTACCAGACTCTCCGACTTCTTTTCCAAAGCACCAGTATTTGAAATGTTGTGTATTATCAGCCTTGAGTAACGCAACATCCAAATCTGTATAATTATTTTTTGTAAAACAAAAACGATTCGACTTTGACATCTCGAAATAATGACCATGGACTCACAGCCACTCATTATTCCTAGTACATTTCCTGGAACATTCTAGGAAATACACACAACTCTACCAGGACCCCCACTGAGTTCTCAACATTCTAGAAAATGGCCGCAAGGGGCCCCTTTAGGGGATGCGAAGCCGGAGGGTTAGGGGGCACGGTCCCCTATAAGGGCGCAGCCCGCAACCCCAACCCGAA